TCCCTTACCTGTTCACGTCTTATTCTGGTATTTAGAAGTCGGTTGAGAACAGGTGCGTCAAAGCTTAACCCGTTGTGCATTATGAATTCGTCTACTCCTCTAGCCCATTCAGGAAATCTTTTACATCCATCCCCAACCCACTGCCATGTCTGACCTGTATAATAATTCTGTGCTACTATACAGTGTATCTTTGTTGCGTTGAGTGCGTCAGTCTCTATATCAACTACTGCTTTCATATGTCATATCCACTTCGTAAGCATCACCTACATTTACATGGAAAAACTTTTCACCTTTTCTTATGTTTCGATTGGAGGCTTCCTTTACTTCTGCTTCAAGCAGTGTGTTGCCGTCTATGTGCCATGCCCGTGTACAATCATGATTGAATACAACGAAAGTCAGAAGATCTTCCGGGCAAGTATCTTTCCATTTGTTAAGCAGCCTAAGTTTTCGATAGGGTATTCTTATTTCCTTCCAACTGTCAGGCCAGTCACTCCTCCAGGAATATTTTATTTCCACTTCATATAGATGTCTGGGTAGACCATGATCAACAAAAGATATTATATCAAAGAAAGTTGTTTCATTACTGCTTATATTGGCATGATCTTTTTCTTTGAGCCAGCCAATCATACACTCCTTGGCTTTGGAATCTGCTACATCATAGAGTGCCTTGTCAAAACTTTTCTTTATTCCGGGACTATTCATGTAAGTTTTCTCCTGTGATATCCAAAGTACATTAACTTTTACCAACCCATCATGGCTCTTGTTTCTTCTGGTACTGAATCAACTGTAAACGGTGGTTCAAATGTAGTTATAACATTAACAATTCGTACATTATCAACTAATCCTGCTTGGCGAATATTGCTAATAATTTCATCCGCAAAGGGACAGAAAGCAGACGTAAGGGTATGTGTAATATCTACACTATATTCAGCGGTACAGGTTTCAACATCGTAGATCAACCCCAGATCATATACATTTATACTAATCTCAGGATCAAATACCTCTCTTAGATTAGCAATTATGTGGTCTTTATCGATCATTGGGTTAAACTTTCCTCTTCCAACTGTTTATAAAATTCACCTACTGTAATAATTTGTTTAGGTGTTGCTGATGTTTTAATACAATTTGCTAACCAACTAATCCAAATAACATTGCCTCTTACGTATCCTCCTGATGGGTCTATTCTATCAACAGATGGTGACAATCTCCAATCCGAATCATATCCCGCTTTCATTTCTACATTTAATGCAGGACACTTACCATCTTCAGGATAAATACTTTGTAAATACTTTCCATCCAGATCATAGAGTATTTTGTTTTTTCTGGATTTAATTTTTAATTTACTTGCTCTTTCTCCAAAATACCTATACACCTCAGTAGTTGGTTTGGCTCTGCTCTTATCATATTCTTTTTGATACTCTGTTAGACGCTCTTTATTTTTTTGATAATATTCTTTCATATACTCTGCTTTACGCTCTTTATTTTTCTGTTTATATTCTTTATCATACTCTGCTATACGCTCTTTATTTTTCTGTTTATATTCTTTATCATACTCTGCTATACGCTCTTTATTTTCCTTTCTATATTCTTTACCACACTCTGCTATACGCTCTTTATTTTTCTGTCTATATTCTTTTAGACGCTCTTTATTTTTTTGATAATATTCTTTCTGGTATTCCGCTCTAGACATCAGTCAGTATCTTCCAGAAAGGGGTTGTCGATCTGTGTCATACGACCCGTATCTTTATTGTAGTGCAGGTAGCAAGCTACTCCTGTGTCTCCAGTGTATCTGTTCTTTAATATCCTAACCGTAGTTGTGTTGGCTTCTATCTCATCGTCTGCCTGCTGGTTTCTTTCAAGGGCTATGACACTATCAGAGAGATGTGCGATACTTGCTGAACCTCTAAGATGTGAGAGCGATACTTCCTTGCCATCCTCATGTCCTCTGTCACCTGATGGTCTGCGTAGGTGGGAGACAAGCATAAGACCTATACCTGTTTCCTCCACCAGTGATCGAAGCTTGGTCATAAGAATGTCAATAGACTTACGCTCATCACCGTTGTCTTCCTGTCCACTGACAAGAATACTGAGGTGGTCAAGGATTACCCACTTGCAGTCAAGAGCCTTTGCCATGTACCGTACACGATCAAGAATCTCATCGTTGTTGATCGATCCAAAATGATCAAAGGCAAAGAACCTCCCGCTGTCTACTGTCTTGTTCTGCCAATCTCTTAGCTGCTCGTCACTAAACTTCTTTCGTATCTCCCTGATGTACAACCTGGCATCAGCTTCAACTGACATGATATTGAATGCAGTATTCTTTACGTTCTCCTCCATTGCAAGGACACCTATGTTGTCCTCTGTGCTGCGAAGGATGTGGTGCATAAGCTCCCGCATTGCGGATGACTTGCCCATCCCTGCACCACTGGTGAAGCAGACAAGCTCACCTGTCCTCATGCCATAGGTCTTTTCATTAAGCTTCGGCCACGGATACAGACACGTCTCGCTGTACGTTTCTTCATAGAGACTTTCACCAAGGTCGGCAAGATTTATTATACCTGCTGGTGTATAAGTCTTTGCATTCCACCAGGCTTGAGTAAACTTCTCACGTTGTCCCATCTTGAGATACTCATTGGCATCCTTGTGTTCAAGATTTATTATCTTGCATTTGTTTGGTTCGAATAACCTAGCCACCTCCGTAGCTGCTGCCTTACCTGCTGCATCATTGTCAAAACACAGAACAATATTTTCAAACCTGTTAAGATATTCAAGCGACTGCTTGCAATTCTTGAGCGCACCTGTAGCACCATTCTTGATGGATACTGAAGCATACTTGGAACCAAGAAGCTGGAAGGCACTCATGGCATCTATCTCACCCTCACAAACTGTGATGTACTTTCCAGGCTGATTGAACATGTGTTCACCAAACAGACCACACTGACCGAGAGTACCCTCAGACCAGAAGTCTTTGGTTTGTGTCTTGCGATACTTGTTGGCAAGATTGTTTCCATCCCCATCATAGTAAGGATACCTGTGTTCCGTAATGGTCTGGTTCTGTCTGGCGACCATGACACCATATCTTTTACAGGTATCCAGTGTTATCTTTCGGTCGGGTATGTCAGACCACACATAAGAATTGTCAGAGATGTTTCTGGTCTGGATTGGAACTACAGTGTTTTGGGTTGCCATTTTATCTCCGGGTATAACGGTGTTACATTTGTGACAGTATTCATGCCCATCATCATACAATGCATTGGCATTGCTTGACCCACATTTTTTGCAGGGTATATGTTTTATAAAAGTATTATCTAAATATTTTACCATTTTCCTTTACTCATGTCAAGGAGTTCCTTGCATAGTTCTTTTCTGTAACCCATGATCTCCTTTTCCATTGATACAAGTGTTTCGATCTTGTCTATTCTGTCCATCTTTCTCCACGCAGCCTTAAAAGATAAGGTGGGTTGAACCCTCTCTCCACTGCTATAGATTTCTAAGAGTACGTCCATTTTCATTCCCTCTTTTGATTGAATAAATTTTATCACTGCTGGCTCCCAGGTGCTGAGTGAGGCGCTCTCTGTTTTTGATTTCCTCTTCAGCTTCTCTGCGAGTTTTAAAACGCTTGATAACCACATCACCAAAATCTTTCTTTAACATCAGGTTCCACATAAAGCCCTCCATGATACATCAAATAAATTTTTCATCTCATTATGTATGTCAGTGGCTATGTCTCTTGTTTCTTTCTGGGCATCATCGCTCATTCTTAATTTACACACCCTTGCAAAGGCAGCAAGAGATCCAGACCAGAACCACTCAGTATTCATAGACTGAGGGAGTACACTGCGGGCCTGCTCAGGACACACACCAGATTTCAACATGAAGTTATAGGCATCTCTTGCGTGGCGTACTGCATCAGCATAGACATGCTGCATACTCTCCTGTTTGTCCACAGGTTCCTCACTTGATCCCTGCTTTTTGTTGTCTGCCTTACCTCTCCATACCAGTGGGGTCCAGAAGTCTGGATCGTAATCGACATAACGTCTGCTAATCTCATTCCATACCAGACCAACCTGGTGTTTCATTAACTGTCTTGCTACAAATACAGGTGCTTCGATCCTGAACTGTGCAAAGCAGTGACCGAAGGGCGTCCAGTGATTATGTCTTGCCAGATATCCTATCAGCTTTTCATCCTTCTCTGACAGGTTGCCTTCCAGGACACCACCAAAAGGGATAGCCTCCCATTCTGATTCCTTGTCAAAGGACACCCTTGCTGCATTGACAACAGTCAAATCACTTCCCATATGAGTGATAAGTTTAACAGTCATCAAAAGTATCAGACAACAGGTTTTCTATGAAGTCTTCCTTGTCCTGCATGATCTCATCCACCTCCAGCTTGGCGAGCTTACGAGACTCTTTTGGATCGTATCCTTCTTCAGAATACTGTCGAAAGAGATCTCGAAACAGTGTGCTTCTCTCCCTCTGCCATAAATTCTTAGCCATTATTCTTCCTCTAAGTCCTCAAAAAAAGTATCAATATCTTTAGGATCATTAACATTATAACCCTGATCTTTCATTAGGTTCCAAAGTTCCTTTGAATAACCATAAGCTATTCTGTTCTGATCTTCTTTTCTTTCCACATACTTCTGAAAGTTATATATCTTTTTCATAAAGTTCTATCCACTGGGATTTATGTTGGGCTTCCTGTTTTACTTTAGATATTTCTTTAAGTTGTTTCTTGATAGTTTCAGACTGTTCATCATTTATTTTTCTTAATTGTTTAACCTGTTTTCTCAGTACTTCAAGTTCATTCATAAGTAACTCCTAATAAGTTATTTAGTATACACCTATTTGTATCTCATGTCAATGTAAAAAATATGTTTACCTATCTGACCTAGCTCCATGAAGTTTTCGGCATGTCTCCAATGGGGGTTGACATAGGTTGCATGATAGTGGGTAGCACCTAGCGTAGCTTCAACTGAGACCCCATTGATTGCCATCTCAGCTATGGAGATAGACTTCTTCAGAGCATGTATCTCTTTCATTCTTTCGGGCTTTCCATCACACCAATAGGAGAACATACACTGATGTCTTACTGGTTGTCCTCTCCTGTTATATATTCCCTGATGCACTACACCACAAATGGTGTTGGGAAACCTCTCATCTCTCACTCTCTGAAGTACAACATTTGCAACCGAGAGTTGTGCTATCACGGGTTCGGATCTTGCTTCATAATATATAGCTTCAACCAGACAGTTAAGTTCACTGGCCTTAACCGTTGAAAACAATACACAAATTGTTAGATAGATGAGTGCCATTAACAATAATATTTTTCTCATTAGTGTATCCTCTGTATCTCTATTTCAAAAGGAAAACCAAACTCCAGTTCCCGTAGTCCAGACTCAGCCAGGAAGATAGCTGCTTCCTCCCTTGTCTGAAAGGTTTGAAGGGCAGTACCTTCCTGGTTTATCATGGCATCAACACCCTCGAAGCCTGCTTCTTTATCAAGCTGAACAATTATATAGCTCATTATTTTTCTCCACTTTTGGGTTAGGAAGGGGGGGAATTGAACCCCCCATTAGGTAGCTGTACCTACCTTGCTGCATTGTACAGACCTCCAGCACAACTACTTGTACCTTCGCAGGTTTACAGCATTCATTCACCAGACTTCCCATAATGTTTATTTATTAGCTCCACTTCTAGGTCGTTTCATAGATGTCGAGGCGTGGTACTCCGAGATATTGAATTGAAAAATATCCCGAAGTTGTTTCATGACCACACTCATTCCATATCCAGTGAAATCTCCCAACCCTTCTGGGTTAGGTAGTCTATTGCATCAGCTTCAATGCAATCTGCTGCATCAATTCTCTCCTCCGAATTACCGTGAATGGGACAAGAGATTGGATTTGCAACTGGGAGAACACACTCACAGATTTCCCCTGAATTAACTGGTTCTACCCAGCCTTGGCTCTCTGCAAACTCAAGCAGATTACCAAGACCTTTATAGGTATAGATCTTATAAGATTTCATATTCATGCCGCAATCAACTCCTTCCTTCAGGGTTGTCTGTAAAGCATGTAACTTCTTAATACACTGTGACAATATGTCGCCATCATAAAGTCTAACCTGCCCATTAAGTTGCAGGTTAGACAATATCTCAAGTGCTTCTTCAAGGGCTTCAGTGGATGTCATACTCTACACACTCTATCCAATCGTCGTAACCCTCTGTGGCTGACTTCATTTCGTTTTCAATCCATCCATTGAGGTCTTCAAGATCAATCGGATCATCATTAATATGAATCAGTTCGAGATATTCCTCCACCATTGGGAGGCACCATGAGTCATCCGACAGATCGACGAACTGCCAGACTTCCTCTTCACTACGAAATTCTGGGATGAACATCAGTCAATTTCCTTTTCTTTTGCCTCTGTTGTGATTGTCTCAAGTGTCTGCCCATATGGAAGGAACAATTTGAGATCGTTCCTGGAAGTTTCGTCAGTCCACTTGTCAGTTGACGTAACTGATACAGTTACACAGGAAAACCAGCCATCACCTGAACTACCCTTGTGATGAACTGTTTCACTTTTGATTTCCGTGACGTTGTGTATGCTCATTTCCATATTACTTCTCCTTGGTTAAAGATTCTGTGACTACGCCACACATTACATCATTGAATGCCTTACAAATTAACTGAATACCCATAAGGGTAGTTGGCGCTTTTGTTATAGTATAACACATCGCTGTCTTTAGAGATAGTTCTGCTATTTCCAGAGGCTGCTTTCCTTCCTCATCAAGGAACTTGAGTTCGCTTGCCAGCCTCTCTGTTATTTCCTCATAATGCCTCATTGTAAATCACTCCTAATGAGTAGCTGGAAGGGGGAGGAGTCGAACCTCCCGTTAGATGTCTGTACCCACCTCGCTGCATTTTGCATAGTACAGACCTCTAGCACAATTTCTCATGCCGTCTCAGGCTTGCAGCGTTCACTCTACCGGACCTTCCACATTTTTAAACTTCTCCAATCTCAGGTTTAATATTCTTTTTCTTATTGGGTATTACTTTACTACGAAACAGACGTGATGTCAAGACCTTTCCATATGGGTTTCTTTTTATTCCATATCTACGGTGTTGCTTCCCCATCCTGCCTTTCTTTTTTCTTCCCATTTTTCCTCCTCCTCAACATAATTCTTGTATGCTTCATGTCTGTTGAGAACAGACCACCACCAGGATGGCATTACCTCATAGCGGAGCCGCTGTTCCTGTTCCCATTCATACTTGGTCAGCATTATTAATCCTTTCTTTCCAGTTCATTCAATAGGTGTGTAATTACATCTATTGTCCATCCATTGCCCAGCATCTTGTATCTCTGAGTGTTGCTAACATGGTTGGTGTAACCCTCTGGCACTGTCTGTAATCGTTCGCATTCGAGGGGAGTAAGTTTTCTGTATGTGAGTCCTTCATCAAAAGTTAAATGATTATTATGTTCCCATCCACTTGTGGTTAAAGAT